TAAATCCAGCTACCGTCAGCGGCCTTTAGCTTGCCGATGCGATACTGCTTTTCGCCGAGGGGTACGTCTTTGAAATCCATGAATGCTCCTATTGGTTTGCGATGTTGGCGCCGAACAGCTTCCACGTCAGATACTCGCCCTTGGAACCGTAGGGCTGTGGCGGCTTTTTCGAGAATGAAACTCCGGTGCATATGTTCTGATCGCCTGTGACGGGATTTTGTAGATCGAGCGCGATAGCGGCCCAATCGGAAGAACCACCGTTCATCAATGCAGTCTGGTGAAGATTCTGTGCCGACTTGAGATAAGCGTTGATGGAGGAAGTCTGCTGACACATGATTTCAACGGTACCATTGAAGCCGGGACTCGCGGAAACCATCACTGCGGAATCTACAGCAACATCCTGCTCTGTCCACTCATGATCCATGGTTACCGTGATCTTGCCAGAGCCGAGATTTCCGCCAGCGAGAATGAATGGCCCCGCGAGCGGAGAGTTCATCGCCCCAGTGAGATCCTTGAATGAATATGTCGTTGTTCCGTTTGCCATCTCTAGCTCCTATTGCTGGACGTTGATTCCGATAATGAAGGACTGTTGCGAACCCGCGAGGATGACAGCGATGTAGACGGGCATACCCTGAAAGAGTGCGCGGTTGCCACTGGTTTGCGTAGAGAACGAAGATGATCCAACCCAGAATCCATTCGAGAGGGCTTCTCCGGGAGTGAGGCCGCCTGTAGGCAGAAGATTGATTGCCGCACCGTTCCAGATGCCACCGGCAATGAACCCGCGATTCGCAGCACGCGAACAAGCTCCTCGGCAAGCATTGAGAATAAGGGCCTGACCTCCGTCTGTTTGCGGTATCGAAGGAAGACTTGCAAGCACATTCAGGACGGAAATCTGGCAGTCTGCCGCGAGCATATCCAGTCCAGTGATAACGCTTCCCAGCATTCCATTGCCGTTGATGCCCTGATAGTAGAAGGAATAGGAGTTGGCATAGTTGTTATAGCTATTCCCCTTGTTCCCCAAACTAACGCCTGGAGTTCCAGCAAAAACATTGATCTGCGTCTGCGTAAGTGCAGTTGGCGTGATTCCAACGAATGTCTTTGCGGCTGCTGTATATGCGCTGCCCGGTGCGCCAGTATTGAGTCCCATCTCAACACCCATGACTGCGGCGGCGATATAAGCATTATTCGGCGATGCACCCCCGAAAGTGGAAGTATAAGCACCCTGACCACGGTTGTAATTTGCGGCGGCGATGGCCGAGAACACGTTTCCAGCCGTTCCCTGCAATGCAGAGAGGCTCGTCGTACCATAGCGGTACTGCGTGGCGGGTGTGGCCGTCTGCGCCCATGCGGTAATGGCTACATCATCAGCATCCACCGCGTTAGTCCACATGGCTTCATACCACCCGGGGTTAGCCAAACGGCAAGCTATAATCGCCTGTAGAGGCGTTTCGCCAACTGCGGTAATGTTAATTTCCAATCCGACGCCAATCGAAGGCAACTGAGCGACCGTAGATAACCCGGTTGCCACGCTGTATGCCGTTCCCTGCTGCCCAGAAATAGCTTGAACGGAAGTCACAACTCCATCAGTAACCCCGGTCACGCGACCATAGCCATAGGAGGCTCCCGATTGCGTAATAAGGAAGATGTCATTCTCTGCCCAGTTTGTTCCAGCGGCGGCGGAATCAACTGTGATCGACTGAATGGAGGTGGGGTCTTGGCAACCAATCCACCCGTATTGAGGAGGAGTTACAGGATTAGCGTTCTGGCCGAAGTAAATACCCATGGCGATGTATTCAGGATCGGTCGGCTGATAGCCAATTCCGACAAGAGTATTTTCCCATGAAGAACCGGGAACAAAGGCGATACGGCCATCTGGCCCCTGCGAAGAGAGCCTCCCGCTGTTTCCCCCGACAAGCCCCTGATTGAAGGCTGGAATAGCAACCCCAGCTGGAGTCACTGAAACGCTGACATCGCAAAGGATCGAAAGAGGCAGGGGTTGAGTGGACATTTATCGCTCCTAAAGTGTTACAGGTAAATCAATCTCATCAAATATTCCGCTTGCATCTTCCAAGACCAACTCAACGCTTTGGATGGTCTGCTTAGTTAGCGTATCTGTAACTTGCTCATTCATTCTAGCCGCAAAGTCTGAACGCGGCCACCATTGGTTCTGAAACAATTCTGGCGAACGTCTTGGGGTGCCAATTACGGTATCCAGATAAATGTTCGACGCAGCAAGAATATCATGCACAAAGTCCTGATAGAGGCAAGCTTGCACCTGTCGCGCCCGGTCGAAGGAATTCGGGCCATAGAAGATGAACGAAAGCTGCCACACGCGGGTATAGATCGTGGCTTCGAGATAAGTTACGCCAGCGATGGTGTTGGGCTGCACCTCATGCGCCGCGTTGTAGGAATCCGGCACTACTACCGCACGGATGAACGCGATGTCTGAGGTGATCGGCCACGCGGGAGCGCCGGGCTGCGGCCAATCCAATCTCACCTGCGAATATGCGGTGGAGTCGGTCGGGCCGCTTGGTGTAATGCCGAGACATGGCAGAACAATGTTCTGCCATACTACGGACATTTGCGAGTCAGTGAGGCCCGTGCTGCTCATGGTGCCGACATTGGGAACCGCGTAGCTAGTCACTACTCACCAGCCTGTCTCGATGCGATACTTTTCCAAAATCCGAAATCCCGCCATGGTACGACGGCAACCACCTTGTAATTCTGCCCTCTCCAAGTGATTTGATCGCCTATGCCTTCGGTCTGTCCTTCGACGTAGGTTCGATACATTTTCTCTTCCGATATGAATCCCATCATGCCCGTCACGCGATCGCCCTCAGGTACCTGTGCGAGGTCTTGATCGGTGGCGGGTTGGATTATTCCGTAGAAGGGAATGGGCGTAGTAGTGAATACGAAGCCTCCTTGCTGGAACGTACCAACAGAACGATTGACGATGTATTCCTGCGCGAAAGCTGGCGAGTTCACGACGCGAGTTAGATTCAACGTAGGCATTAGAGCGCCACCACTTCGCCAACCGCTTCGACGCCCTCTCCCACAGTTTCAACCGCCTCGCCAACATCTTCCATCGCTGTCTCTACATCCTGCTCTGGAGCATCGCTGTCATTATGACCCGGCGCGTTGCCCATCTCCACTTGCGAAATGATAGCCCTCCGCATCTGGCCCGTATCGATTCCAGGCGTATTGATATCGTCCAATGCTGCGGACATTCCCACCAAACCAACCGGCCCCATGACGCTATGCCCACTCTTTGCCTTAATGGTTGATGGCGCGTTCTGAGGCCAGCCATTGCGAGGATCGGTAAACCACCGCTTCGATGCAGACTCGCCGATGGTTCCTGCTTTTTTCAGGTTCGCAATCATGCCCGATTCGTCGCCGTCCAAAGCAGATCTTGCCGCCAATCCGAGATACTTTGCAATCAAGGACTTCGTAGGTTCTGCTTCGATGGCCGCTTCAATCACCACACGCGGAGGCTGTCCATGCAACGGGCTTCCGTTGGTGAAGATAAAAAGCAGTTCGGCGTTACTGATAGGACTCTTGGCCGCTTCTAGATACTTCGCAGCTTTCTTACTCAACTTGCCCGACTTCGTAAGTTTCATCGCACCAGCAAGCGCGGAGAGACTGTCTTGCCGATTGTCGCCCTCTGGGATGCCCACCAGCACGTCCGCACCGTTCAATGCAGCGATACCCTTGAATACAGCATCTAGTCCCGGCCCCGTCGATGTAGCAGTTACTTTCATCTATCCTCGAATGTATGTGAGTCCAGCCCCGACAACACGCGCCATGGTAGCAAGTTGGACGCCATAGGCAGTAAGCGCCCAAGTCCCCCAATTCTCAAATCCAGCCAACTCCTTCAACCCCTGCGACACGCCATCCGCGCTCTGCGACACGGTAATCCCCGCTTGGAGTGAGTTCGCCACGATCTGCGAGGCCGTTGATTGCGGGCTTCCATCCGTCTGCGCATAGAGCGTGCAGTAGTGTGCGACGTAGAGGGCCATTGCAAGAGGCCACTGCCCCCGCCAGCGCGACGACATCAGCGATATGGCGGCGAGGTTGATGTAAAGCTGAATGACCGCCAGGGGGACAATCTGCGACTCGTAAATCACCAACTGCTGCATCCCGTCCGCAATCGCATTTGATGAAACACCGATGGAAGAGTCGCTGTTTACTACTTGGATGACCGTGCCGGAATTTAGCCCTTGACACGTTACCAGCTGACCGAGATTCAGGCCCGGAGTAGAGTCAATCGCGATGGTTGACTGCCCTTCGACGAGTGTTCCATTTGTTCGCGTCTGCGGCCCAAAGAACTTCGGATATATCGCCAGAAAGTCATTCACGGTATAAGGCGGGTTGCCTTGCTGCGTGATGCCCGTCGCCATGCCGAGGTAGGCGTTGCAGCCACAGCCGTAGTAACCAGCCGCTCCCCAATCGCCACAGCCGTTATAGCCAAAGCCGCCGTAGATCGTCATGTAAAAGAGATCGATGTTCTGGGTGGGGAATTGCGGCATTGTGGCTCCTAAAGCAAGAGGACGAGGCAGTTAGCCCCGCCCTCGATTGAACGTCTGTCGAACTAGATGCCGTACTGATACATGATGGTCGTCGGACGCAGCACCTTCACAATGCCGGTGTTGGCGATGTAGGTTGCGACGAAAGCGCCGTCCTGCAACGAGAGCGGCCCACCCATACGCTGAATATCCTGCAAGATGCCAAAGTTCAGGAAATCGTCATTGAATACGTAACTGGTAAGCTGTGCCGTCCCGCCAACTCCCTCCGTCTCGGCCCAGAAAGGAATCGGAACAATCTCCGGCGTCTTGCCGTTGATGGAGATGCCCCAATAGTTCGCCTTGATGTACTCCAACACGTTCGCGAAGGCCGGGATGGTACCGCCGCCGCTGCCGGTGGTCGGCAGGGTCATCGGCTGCAAAAGGTACTGCCAGCGGGAGGCAGGAACAAGCCAGCGATCGGGAACCGAATCAAGCGCGTAACCGGAGTTCTTCCATGTGATCTCTGCACCATTCTGGAAGTCATTGAAGATGTCCAGAGGCGTCTTCGTTGCCCATCCGGGGGTACCGGAAGTTGCGCCGTTGGCGGCGGCCTGATTTACGACGCCCGGGATGATGCTGTTGAGCAAGCCCTGATTCGGCTCCGCGCCGAGGTACACGCGGTTGTCGAGGGTCTTGTTCCAATCCGTCCGCACACCCTTGTCCAGGATGTCATTCGGGGACTTGTTCGCCTGTGCCAATTTCAATGACTCAATCAGCGGAATACGAATGTTCACCTGATATGCATTGGTGGGGTATACGTCCTGCGTCCGGTTGTAATTCAGCGTCCGAATGTTGTTGGAGCTGGTGCCGGTCGTATTCGGGGAAGATACATTGTTCGGAGAGAATACGTCCACGAACTGCGCCGTTTCCGTGTCAACCCAGCCGCCGCCATTCATCAGCGGAACATCGCGGAACCACGTATGCCCTTCGAGCGGCATGTGGAGACGTGTGTCAGGCTTATTGAGTTCGGACTGGACGAAGATTTGTCCCGTCGAAACAGCATCCTTAGCGCCGACATTGATGCCAGCGGAGCCGCCCATACGGAGCGCCATCAGGTTTCGCATGTACTCGGTCTGCGAGGTGCCAGCCTGCGTGCAGACTGTGGCAAGAGATTCCGGTACGCCCCGGCGAGGTGTGCTGAGATAGCGTTCAATTCCAGTCATGATGCGCTCCGTAGTTCTAAAGTGTTACATCCATTCAAGTAGTACAAAAGTACAAGTGGTTCAGGAACTACGAAGCCCCTTACGGAATCAAACGATTCAGCAAGGTAACTTGTGCCGACACCTGACCTGTTGCGGGGTCGGTCGAAAGAACTCCGGTGGAGAATACGAGGCCGTTGGTGAGCAGGGTATTTCCGGTGAGAGACTGACCTTCAATCGCGCCAATCTTGCTGTTGGGGAATCCTGCATTGGTTGCCGTGCGAATGTAGCAGGGCGAGCCAGCACCAGCCGGGGTACCATAGGGAACCCAGACCGTCATCGTACCGTGAACAAACCCATCGCAGGGACTGCCGGGAAGATATGTCCCAGAAGACATCTGCGTACCTTCCTGCCCAGCAGGGTAGTAGGTATTGGTCTTGACGTTCGCCTGAGCAAAGCCAATTGCCGTCGTGCCGGAGACTGAGGACGAGTCCTGCGTGATGAGCGTAGCCACCGAGGAATAGGTGTTGTTCGCGTTCAGGACAATCGTATCGCCGAAGTAGATCGGCAATGTGTCAGCCGGGTTGACGATGCGGTTGGTCGTCAAGGGATAGTCAGACTGCGAGATGGTGCCAATCGGCCCCTGAATGAGTCCTGTTACGGGAATGATGCTTGCAGGCATAGCTTACTCCTTCAAATTGGTTCAAGTGGTACAGAATTACCGACGCGAGGCAGCGAGTTCCTTCGTGTAATCGTTATACGCCTTCAATCCGTCGGCGTGGGATCTTCCGCTGAAAAACTGATTGATGGGAATCTCTTCAATCGTGCCATCTTTTGCTCCCGATGCGATATTGACGAGCATCTTGAAAGGGTCTGGCGCTCCATCCTTGACGCCTGCCTTCACCTGCGAGACGTTCTTGCACAGAGTGTTGTAGGCATCCTTTGCTCCCTTGTCTTTGGACTTAGCCATGACAGGCTTCATCTTGAGAAGAAGCTTGGCAGTGTCGCCCACGGAAAATTCAGATTCGGAGTGCTCGCCAGAAGGCAGAACCAGAGCGTCAAGGTCTTTTGCGGCCTTCTCCTCTTCGTCATTTTTCTTCTTCTCTTCCTCTTCAAGCTTATCGGCGTCGGTCATCTCGTCTTCGCCGAATTCATCCGCATCCTTCGCACCTCGCGCGATCATGCAGTCCTTCGCATCGCACATGCAGCCTTCGGGATGAACATTCTCACCAGCGTCCTTAGCTGCCTTATCCTTGGCTGCTTTGTCTTTCGCGGCCTTATCCTTTGCAGACTTATCGCGGGCCGCTTCTTCCTTCTCAGCGGCTTTCTTCGCTACCTCGTCGGCGTCTTCCATGCCCTCTAGGGCGTCAGCGATTTCTTCGGGTTTTGCGTCCTTGATCCAAGCTTGAAATCCGAGAGCACGAAACAAACGATTCGACATTGTGATTCTCCTAAGTGCTGCATCCTTGATTCCAACCTCGGAACCGGCCCGGCCTTTTGGTACGACCGCTACATGGTTGCCGCGAATCTTTCTCATAACATACCGCCCGGACTCGTCTTTGTCCAGAAGGAACGTGTAGCCACATGATACATCACGGACTCCACCATCAATCTTGATGTTCAATTCAGGGTGCTTCACCCACAGATCGGCTATGACAGAGGTCTCTCCATCATCAAGCGTATCGCCTACACGGATGTTGGTCGCATGACCGCACGAAACACCTTCATATTCGTCGAGAGCGTCAATCAAAACTTGCGGGTCAGGCGGATGTTCGTCGAGAGTAGATTTCCCCTCAAACGACGCCAGCGTTTCCGCACTGGTGACTTCATCGTACGGACGGTGGACAGTGACAACTTCATCATCGCCAATCGACCACTCATCGCGGTAGCCGGGGTTTTTCTTGATTTCGCGACCTAGATACTCCTGCGAACCCGTGCGATTGATCGGCACATTCTTGTAAATCCGGTAACCCTCGTCCGTCTGAAACCATGTCTCTTTGCCGGGAAGCTGCGAGGCGTAGTAGGCAAGTCGCGGGATCGCGTCCTTCACCGCACTCTTAGCGAACCAAGGCGGGGTTACGTGACGAGGTGTGATGGTTTGAAGCACAACGAAATCGTATCATGCGTCAAAAAGATAGCTCCATAAAATCTCTGATGTGCATAAAACAACGATATTTTCAGGGAACCAACTTAGTTACCCCTTGAAGTTGATGTCTCCGCAACGTCTTCCATACTGATCATCAGTGACTGAGAATCCCCACTTGTCGATGAACTTAGCTCGGTCAACATCTGCCTCGCTCGTAATCTCCCGCGATGCTTGCGGGGTTGCCAAGCGCCAGGATGCAGAGCCGGAATGGAAGTATTGGATGTCGAGTTGGATTCCAGCGATGCCACATGCAGCTATGCGAAGAGCCATATCGAGGTCACTGGCATAGTGGAAAAAACGCTCGTCCCAGAAGTATCCATCCTTCACCATCAGAGCGTCGTATACCCACTTGCGAATCATTGCCACGGCCATAGGCGTATTCGTGCTAACCGCATAAGCCACTCTGGGCGTCACACCGTCCCGATGTTCGGTCATGCTGGCTGTCACAATTCCACGCGGCCACTTGAGCATTTGCGAATAAAGATTGGTCGGCAATTCCACATCATTCGGGACGCCGAGGATCTGATCGTAACCCGCGCCATAGAAGACGGACATCATGTGGTTTGCAATGCGAAGGGGTGATTGATTGGTGGGGAA